CCGCCCGTCTGCTGCCCGCTTCCTGCCGTCCCTGTTGTGCTTCCCGTCTGCTGTCCGCTTCCTGCCGTCCCTTCAGTTTCTGTTTCCACCGTCTGGGTCTGAATAGATGCTATTGTAGGTGTTTCAAGAACCAGCGAAGCAGTTCTTCCAGAGGCAGCCGTAACACTTTTTGTTCCCAGACTTTTAAAATAAACTTCTGTAATTCCTCTGGCAGAACAATCTTCATTCACTATTGGCAGTAATCTGGCAGCGGTTTGACCATAGTCCTTAAATAACCGCTGCATATCTGCTATCTGCTCTAACGTGCTTTTACTGCCATCTTCTAAGATAAAATCTATCGTTATTTTGGCGGCTCCATAGCCCACAGGCTGACTTGCTTTTTTCTGTCCTTTATCATCCTCAATTTCATCAATCGTTGCCTCCTGCGTTATCTCAACACTTTTTACCTGCCCAGACAGAATCACTCCTCCAAGTTTTATTATCTCATCTTCGATAAACAGCATTTACATCCTCCTACGCTGGTTCTGGTTCACCGGAAGAATTCTGTGCATCTGTAAGTTCATTAATTAATTTTTCCAACATCTTCAGCTCTTTTATATTCTTCGGATCTACCTTGATTTCCAATTTCTGAATAACAATTTTCCCCTCTTTTTCTGTAATCTGTCTTTCCTTGATAGAACTTCCCGTCGTTTCTTTAAAAGAAGATACCGAGTGCATTTCTCTCTGAGTAATAGTGTTAAAATAAGACGCTTCAGACTTCTCTGCGCCTTCACTGTCATTCATTTCTTTATGTATAAACTGTCCCATCTTATCCCAAAGAGAAGATAATGGCAATATTGCTTCATCCCCTGCTTCACCACCACCCAAAAGTTGATTTCCATTTTCGCCAAAAATTGTTGGTGAAGTCATAATACCACCCTCTGCAAACCACTTTGTGGTTATTTTCGGAACACTTGGCGGTTTAAGACCAAAACTACCTGTAATAGAAAAATGTGGTGTTTTTAAATCCGGAAGTTTCCATGAAAAATGGAACAATCCTTTTATTTTTTCTATTCCATTTCTTATAGAATTTTCCGCACTCGTAATTTTTTCATTAAATTTCTCACTGATCCCGCTCATCACACTGTCAACTGTACTTCTTGCCGTCTCCAATCCGTCTGCAAACCATGTTTTTATTCCTGACAATTTTCCACCTGTCAAATTATCAATAAATGTAAGTCCTGTGGTAAACTGTCCTTTAATTCCCTCCATAGTCGCAGCGACAATTCCTTGCAAACCTCCTCCGTTTTCTTCATACGCAGACTTGATATTATCTAATTTTGACTTGACGGTATCTGCTGCTACACCCATGGCATTTTCAAAGAATCCCTTAACTGTCTCTAATCCATTGTGCATTATATCTTTGAATGCAGAGATTTTTTCAGATGCATTAATGCCAACTGCGCCAAGAGCACCGCTTATTGTACCTAAAAGTCCATCTGCAAATCCTCCAATAAATGATAGAATTGCATCGAATCCATTAATGAAAAAATTTTTGAGATCATCGACTGCATTCTTTGCAAAGTCAATTGCTCCCGTAAAATCCCCTCTAAATAATGCAACTATCATATTAATCACATTTGTGGCAAACGATGCAAGACTTGACAAGGCATTGGTAAGTGGTGTCAAGGCAGCAACAATTCCCTGAATAAACCCGACTATCATCCCAACCGCCAATGTAGCGATTGCTCCCGCAATGGCACCTATTACTTTCAAGATAGGCTTAGATGCTTCATACAGACCAATCAGATTTTCACCCAATGTTTGAAGTGCAGGCTTTAGAGATTCCCATGCAGTTAACACTGCTCCCTTGACCTGATTAAATAAACCAATCCAAAAATTTCGGAAACTTTCTGATTTATTCCATAAAATTGAAAATGCAGCCACAAGAGCTATAATAGATATAGCTATCCATCCAACCGGTGAGGCTGCAAAGGCTCCACTCAATACCATCCATGCAGACTTTAAAGTCAATACAGCTGATTTTGCTGTATTTATAGTTTTTCCGACAGTACCAATCGCACCAACTAATGAGCCTACAACAATTAAAATAACTCCCAGCTTCATTGCAACATTCATCATCGTTGAAATTGTATCCTGATTTTTACCAATCCAGTCTGATCCTTTTTGTATCAAACTATCTGCTTTTTCAAGTGTTTCATTAAATACCGGAAGGAGATTGTTTCCTAATTCCTCAACATTATTATGTATTTTCTGCTTAAGCACTTCCATTTTTTGAGCCGGAGTATCATTAATAGCCTGTGCCATCTCCTGCGTGACATCTATTCCCTTTTTCATGCTAACCGACAGGGAATCAATGCCATTTTGCAGCCCTCCAATATCATTGTATAGAAGATCAATCATTGCAACTGCTTCATCCGTTCCAAACGCTTCTTTTATTTGCTGTTTTTCCACTGCATCCAGAGTGTCTCCATATTTGCTCTGTAATTGTGATAATATCTCTGGTGTACTAAGCAACTGATTATTTGTATCTACAAATGATAACTTTAATTTATCTCCCGCAGATGCCGCAGCATTTAAAAATGCTTTATACTTCGTAGCTGCTTCAGAACCACTCATGGTGGTCTGCAACTGTCCTAAAATAGCAAGCTGCTCTTCCATTGATATCTTATTATTAGTTGCTGTAGCACCAAGTACAGAGATTGCACTAGCCATTTCAGAACCGGCAGTCTTATAATTTTTTACTGCTGTTGATATTCCTGCTGAAAACATTTCCCCAAAATCCATATCTGACATGTCTTCATATGCACCCTTATAAATGCCATAACCTGTAGCAAATAAAGAGCCCATTTCCTCTGTAGTCGACTTTGTAGCCTTACCAGTAAGAGCTGCCAATTCTGTAAACTGTGCCACTCCTTCATCCGTAAGCGATGCAATACCGGATTTGATATCATATGCCGCTGTAATGAAGTCACTTTTTGTTGTGCCTGCCCATGTATCAGAAAAACTCTTTGCCGCATTTTCCACAGCTTTCAGATCTGTTACTCCTAATGAAGAAAGCTCTCCAAGCGCATCCTGAGTCTCAAATGTGGATTTTACAGTCGCAATTCCTGCTCCCAGGATGCCCGCTCCTACTCCAGTGAGGGCTGCCCCTGCCTTCTGCACCGTTCCGAATGCTTCATTAATGGATTTTGTACTGGCAGTAACATTATTCGTCACGTTTGATAGACCATTAGACATATTATCCACAAGTCCTAATACAACAGAGAGACGATATACTGAATCCATTCCCATATGTACTCCCCCTCTCTATTCTGCATCTGGAAATATAGCTGCAACCCCATGATTAACAGCCTCTTCCAAATCCCTGATCATCATTTCCCGTGATATTTCCGCCATTGCAATCAGTTTAAAAAATTCATCAAATTCAAGTTCATCAAATTTTTCTGGAATAAGATGACCGGGAAGATACTTACAAATAAATATCTTCCCCATTTCGATCTCATTTGCACTTATTTTTCGCTTGCATTCATCTACAGCTTTTTTACCTGTGTATCCTTGCTAAGACCAAGCATATTAAGAAGCTTTTCGCCGATACCAATTGACATAGCCGGATATTCTTCCAATGCTTCTTCCAGATCTTTCTCCTGCTCCAGACATATATTGTCTAACAGAAACATTTTTAATGCCTTACTTGTTGATGCTGCAGAAGTTTTCACATATCTGTCATACGAAGCTGTATTTGGTCTCTTAAAAATGAAGTCATACGTTTTTTCTTCATCGTCATCTTCATTAAAAGAAACCTTTACCTCATAAGCCTTGCCACCGGTTGTTTTGTATTTTTCTCTTAAGCTTTTAACCAAATCATCTCCTGTTTTCGGCTCCTGTGTCTTTGATTCTGTTTCTAAATTCTCATCCGCTGCTGATAAATTCATGTTCTCACCGAATGGTGTTTTAATATCCTTATTTAAATTCTCCATAATAATCCTCCAATTTCTATCATTAAATTTTACGCCCGAAGTCCGTTGTATTTAACACCACCATAAGCTGTTCCTTTTAACTCAACTTTCAATGTCTTATCACCCTGAGCCGCTTTAAATGAAGTCTCTGAAAACTTGACTTTATTTATAATATCCGTCGTCGTTTTCTCTTCTTCATTTGCAAAACTAACTGTAATCTTTGGAATAACATAATTGAACAGTCTTTTTACACCATTTTTCTTAAGCACCCGGCAATATTCATTGAAGTCTTCCCTTGACATGGATACCGTCACATCTGAACTGTGATTTCCTGTCCCATAACCTCTCGGATCTCCGCCTTTTCCATAAACAGCCTCTTCTTCCTGTTTACTGCCATAAGATATATCTGTAATCTCAATATTCTGCATTCCAGGAACAGCAATATCAATACTGTTCCAGTCGTATGCTCTTCCATTAATTAATTTGTTTTTTGCCATTTATT